GTTTTCTTTACCTGCTGAAATAATCACAGGTAAAAAAGATTATGGAACAACCATGCCATATCCTGGACCAGATGTACTTTCATCTTCATCCGCGCCAAGTATTAATCAAATGAAATACAATTCAACTAGACCACACCCAGCAAACGAAGCAAAAGAATATAAAGATCAAGAGCATTCAATGGCTCGTTCTGAACTTTCTACTGCTATTGATGCGATTAGAAGACTTCAAAGAAGAATGAAGGGTGAGGGTAATATTGAAGCGTGGGTTCAATCTAAAATTACTAAAGCAGCAGATTACTTAGACACTGCTGCAGATTACTTAGACAGTGGAGAATCTGATGTTGATGAATCCGTTATCGTTCAAGATTCTCAAGGCAATAACTATGTTGAGTTTATAGATATTGTAAAACCAGAACCACTACAACCTTCTAAAGGATTGGCTAGTAAAATTTCTTTTAAAGAAGAATCTTATTCTGATTGGAGAAGCGAACTACTTCAAGAAAAACCTGGTGATGCATCTAAAAGATACTTAGGACTTCAAAATTCTTATGAACCAGAAGGTGAGCAACTTGATGAAGGTCCATTACAAGACTTAGGAACCACAGTGTCTTATATTCTCGGTGGTGGGGCAAAGGGTGCTGAACAGAGAAGAAATCAAGTCTTAGCAACCGCCAAAAGACTTGGAGATATTAGATCTGGCAGAACTCCTGTTGGTGGGATAAGAGCCTCGGCTCACGGGGGAGACTTGGATGCAATGAGAAGTGCTTTAAATCAATCTTATGAACCAGAAGGTGAGAAACTTGATGAAAAGTGTTGGAAGGGATATGAAAAGAAAGGTATGAAAACAATGTTTGGAAAAAAATATCCAAACTGTGTTAAAGCAGAAGAATTTTCTGACTGGAGGACAGATCTTGAAGAAGACTGGCAAAAAGTCAATCGCCAAGATAAAACTGATGGATTGAGTCAGAAAGCAGTTGATGCTTATCGTAGAGAGCATCCAGGTTCAAAACTTCAGACTGCTGTAACGGAAAAGAAACCAACAGGTAAAAGAGCAAAGCGTCGTGCAAACTTCTGCCGTCGTATGAAAGGTATGAAGTCTAAACTGACCTCTGCTAAGACTGCAAGAGATCCAGATTCAAGAATCAATAAAGCCCTCCGTCGTTGGAACTGCAACTAATGAAAAATCTATCAGAAGATATTAACATTTCAGGAGATTTTAATGGAAATCTCTATGTAAACGATTCAGAACCAAAATCACAAAGTGTCGGTGAAAGTTATACTGCCGATATAATGTGGAGAGGCAACTTATATCGTATGGATCTTAATTCAACAAAAACTCCAACAAGAGAATCACTTGGAGAAGAAATTCAAAGTGAATATCCTGGAGCAGTAGTTCATAATGTATATCCAGCAAATGTTACATCAAATAGTACCTTAAGAATTACAGGAATTAAAAGATATCAACCAGAAAGATTATCGTGGAGTGAGTAATGGCTCAGTGGAATAAAAATACTCAAGATTATTTAAATCAAGAAAGAACACTCTTTGAAGTCCATATGTGTGCCGATAGATACGGCAATATAGGAAATTGTGGAGTATCAACTGGTGCAGGTGGTGGTGGATATGATGCCTTTGGAAGAGCAAGATATTCTGAACCATTTACTCTTGCAGATTATTCGCACCAATATGGTGAAGAAGCGGAGATGCTTACTAAAGTAATTGGTGCAGGATCAACAGTAGAATATCTTACAAATAAAGCAGCAGTATCTTTAGCAGTTGGTGTTGGTTCTACTTCTATAGTTGTACATCAATCTAGAATGTATCACCATTATATGCCTGGAAAATCTCAATTTGCATTGATGAGTTTTAACTTTCAAGATTCAAGAACAAATACTAAAAAAAGAGTAGGATACTTTGATGATAAAAATGGAGTTTTTCTTCAACAGTCGGGAGATGGAACTGTATCTATTGTAAAAAGAAGTTATATATCTGGAGTTGCCTCAGATGTTGTAGTTAATCAATCTGATTGGAATTTAGATAAACTTGATGGAACTACTTTATCAGGTATTGGTTTAAGTTTTACTAAAACTCAATTATTTGCTACAGATTTTCAATGGTTGGGTGTTGGTAGAGTTAGATGTGGATTTGTTGTTGGTGGAAGTTTAATATATTGCCATGAATTTAATCACTCTAATGTTCAAGAAAATGTTTATTGGTCACATCCATCACTTCCAATAAGATGTGAAGTATTAAATACAGATACTGCTGTTGGTATTGCATCTATGCAGCAAATTTGTGCTACTGTTTTAAGTGAAGGTGGATATGTTGAAAGTGGATATGAGTATTCTTATGGTGATTCTGGTGCCGTTCAAGTAAGAGGATCTTTGAATTCTCCAAATGATGTAAAATGTGTAATAGCAATTAAGTGTGCGGATACTTATAACGGATATCCTAATAGAACTGTTGTAAGAATTACAGATTTACAGTTTCTTTCAGATTCTGCTCCTTGCAGATGGGTTCTTTACAGACTTCCCAGTGATACAGCAATTTCAGGAGGTTCTTGGGTAAGTTTAGGATCAGATTCTGCTGTTTTATATAATACTAGTGTTGGAACTGCATTTACCACTGTTGGCGCATATCCAAAAGCATCTGGTTATATTGCAGCAAATAATCCATCAGGAAAACAAGCATCTGGAATTACAGCAGTTTCTCCATCATCAGCAAAAAGCAACTTTATCGCTCAGAATATAGATAGTGATGATAGTCAAGTTTATGCTATTGTTGTTCAAAATTTAACTACAAATACAGATACTAATTTACGTACAGCAATTCAGTGGAGAGAAACTAGGTAGGTAATTTATTATGAGTGAAGTATATCTTGTATAAATATTTTTAGATTGGGATTGAAATGTGTTCGCAATTATTAAAATTCCAAATAAAAGATTATCTCCAAAAGTAGTAAGAAATATTGCTCGCAAAAATTGGGGATTAACTTGGGAACAAATGAAAGGGATGGATGTTCATCACTTTCCACCAAGATGTGAAGGTGGTAAGGATATTGCTGAACATTTATATGTTTGTAGTAGAGAAATACATAAGTATGGATGGCATAGTGATGCTTGGTTTATGGAAAATTTAAATAAAGCAACTCAAAAAAATATAGGTAGAAAGCACAGCAAAGAAACTTGCCGAAAAAAGAGTGAGGCGTTAAAAGGTCGCTCTTTTGGTCATAAGTATGAGGGTGGAGAAAAGCACCCTAATAGTAAAAGAGTTTCTATAAATGGAAAAGTTTATGTTTCTCAACAAGAAGCGGCAGATGATGTAGGAATAACTATACAAGGTTTATCGTACAGAATGAAGCATTGGGGTCCAGAAAGGGGGTATGAATATGTCTAGTGATGTCTATTTGGGCAATCCTCTGCTCAAAAAAGCCAACACACCTATTGAATTTACAGAAGAACAGATTATTGAGTTCTTAAGATGTAAAGAAGATCCTGTTTATTTTGCAAGGAATTATATCAAGATTGTGTCTCTCGATCACGGTCTTGTACCTTTTGAAATGTATCCGTTTCAGGAAAAGTTGATTGATAATTTCCACAAGAACAGATTTAATATTTGTAAGATGCCCCGTCAGACGGGTAAATCAACAACTTGTGTTTCATATTTGTTACATTATGCAGTATTCAATGATAATGTTAATATTGCTATTCTTGCGAACAAAGCATCTACTGCAAGAGACCTTCTTGGAAGATTACAACTTGCTTATGAGAATCTGCCAAAGTGGATGCAACAGGGTATTATATCTTGGAATAAAGGATCGCTGGAATTAGAAAATGGATCCAAAATTTCATCTAACTCTACTTCGTCATCTGCTGTCAGAGGCGGATCCTATAATGTCATCTTTCTTGACGAGTTCGCTTTCATCCCAAATCACATTGCTGATGACTTCTTTGCCTCTGTTTATCCTACTATTTCTTCTGGACAGAGCACAAAGGTCATCATAGTTTCAACACCACGCGGTATGAATCATTTCTACCGTATGTGGCACGATTCTGAGCGCGGTAAAAATGAATATGTACCAACTGACGTTCATTGGTCAGAAGTTCCTGGAAGAGATGCTAAATGGAAAGAGCAGACGATTGCTAACACTTCCGAGCAACAGTTCAAAGTTGAGTTTGAATGCGAATTTCTAGGTTCTGTCAATACACTGATTAGTCCAGCAAAACTTAGAAATCTTGTCTATGAAGACCCTATAAAAAGAAATGCTGGTTTAGACATTTATGAAAATCCAATTGAAGAGCACAATTATCTGATGACAGTTGACGTTGCTCGTGGTCTTGGAAATGACTACTCAGCATTTGTAGTTTTTGATATTACAAATTTCCCATATAAGATTGTGGCAAAGTATCGGAATAATGAAATTAAACCGATGCTATTTCCAAGTATTATTAATGAAGTGGCAAAGGGTTATAATGATGCTTGGTTATTGATTGAAGTTAATGATATTGGAGATCAAGTAGCAAATATTTTACACTTTGATTTGGAATATGATAATGTACTTATGTGTGCGATGAGAGGTCGTGCTGGACAGATTGTAGGTTCTGGTTTTAGTGGAAAGAAATCACAACTGGGAGTAAGAATGACTGCTTCTGTGAAAAAG